TGTGATCCAAATGCTATAACATTCAGTTCTTGTGAGCTATAGTCAGCTGATACATACTTCCAACCTTTAGGTGCTATAAAGCAATTCCTAAATGAGTTGTCAGCCGGTATTTGCTGCATATTAGGTTTAGATGAGCTTACTCTACCTGTATCTAATATTTGATTGAATGTTGTATGCACTTTACCATCAGATCTTAAACTATCTATGAATTTCTCACCATAAGATGAATATATTTTCATATACTCTTTATATTTTATGTAAGTTTTTATCATATCAAATTTATTAGCATGTTTGAGCATATCTTTACCATTTACATTATCAAGCTTAGGCACTAGCTGTTGAAACACATCAAGCACTTGTTTAGGTGATGTCCATTTAACATCTATCTTTCTCATTGTTGATACATCATTAAACAAATCTGCTTGTATATATACTGGTATAAACTTTGATAATCTCTCATCATTTAATATATACTCATCTAATACTACCTCACACTCTTCAGCTTGTGTAAGAGCATTATTAGCTAGTTCTAACCATTTCTCTTTATCTAGATCTAACCCATTATATTCTATATCTGCAAATGCTAATACTGCAGCATTCTCTAGTTTAACCACATTCTCTAACTTATTCTTTTCTATAAGTTTAGCTTGTTTATCTTTAATAGTAATTAAATACTCAACATCTTTAGCACCATAAATAAGCTGATCATTAGTAAAATCTCCTTTATGATTAACAAAGCTAGATTGCTGTGTCTTATCCATTTTAATGTGCAGGTGTCTATCTATTGTATTCAGTAATGATACAGATTTACCTGTTCCACATGTTAGTATTCTTTCAGCTAACATAGTATCGTATACATTTTCACATTGTATGTAAAAACTAGATCTTATAAAGTTAAGATCAAACTTAGCATTATGAAATATCTTAACTATATTGATATTCTCTAATATTGGTTGCAATTGTTTTATCATGGTATAACCATATTCTCTAGTATCTATAAGGAATTGCTTATCCTTATCTCCTATCTGAAATAGTATAACATCATCATGTGTGTAGTCAAGACCTGTAGTCTCAGTATCAACTGCTAATACTGTTTTATCATTACAATAAGAGACAACATCTTCCATGGTTGCATGGTTGAAGTTATCTCTTTGTAAAGAATCATTAACTAAATAAATAGTATTATTCATTATATTCATGTTTAGGGTTTAACTCTAAATTATTCTTTAAGAGCTCGTCTTTCAACCAATAAGAGAAACCTATTACTAATTCTCTCTCTTTTTCTGTTGAGTTATCTAGACAAGCTATCTCAAATATTCTCTCTATCTCCTTTCTTCTTTCTGGATATGCTTCAGAGAAATATTTCTGACATTGGAATAAATCTCTAGTCCATATATCAGTATTAATAGTTTGATTAACTAAACTAAATCCTACTCTGATTAAGCCTCTACAGAAGCTCCTCATTTTATCTACACCATTCTCAATATCATCTAAACCTCTTTCAAGATCTTTGTATCTAATATCTAAATTAAGTATTTCATCTTTCTTAAATTTAGGTATTTTAGATTGTAAGTTCTTACCATAAATACATACAGATAGATGTTTAATTAGAAATCTATGAACAACTCCTATTCTTTGAGCATCTATAGGCCTACTAAAATCTACTCCTTTTATAAATGGATAAGTTTTAACCATATATTGGTGATATTTAAAATGTTCAGCCATAAACTTGGTATATGATGGAAATATATCTTCAATATGTGTTTTGATATTGAATACTAATAATATATCTAAGTCAGATACTCCATCTACAGGCCAATCAGTAGCCACTGATCCTCTTATATATATACTATGAATGTTAGTCTTATCATATCTGTTAAGTAAATCCTTTATAGCCTCTTCCCATTTTGGGTCAGTTTCTAGTTTATTGTGATGAGCAATAATACAATCATTCTCATCAAATTTATATACTTTTCCTGTGTCTCTTATAATCATATTAAATAGTATTATAAATAAGGGCTAGGAGAATTAGAATAAACTCCCGCCCTTATTTAATTAAATGCTAATTATTATAGCATTGATTTAGTGTCAAACTCATCTTCAACTAGCTCTCCTGTTTCTACATCAACATTCGCCTCAATAGTTTGAGAATCAGGTTGTAACCAAGAGTGCATAGTATTAGTATCATCATTAGTTTGAATCACATCAGTATTACTAAAGATGTAATCTCCATTATGAGTGATGAATCCACCATCTTTACCCTTTCTTTTAGCAGCCTTTGATAAGTTCTCAGCTTGCCAGTCAGTAGGCTCAGTAGTCTCTTGAACTATAACTCTGAATCTTACACTGTTATATTCAGGATTTAATATATTTAATTCTAAAACCTCTCCTTTAGGTGTCATTTCCCAAGGTGCATCAGATCCTAAATTAATACCAAATACCTCAGCTGCGTCAGCAGGTTCAGCAGTCATCCAACATCTTCTAGCACTTGAGCTAAATCTTTCATCTGATTTGTTAAGTAATCCTAATGCACTAGTTGGCCTAGTTGTAGCATTAATGATTTCAGCAAATTCTAAATGTAATTTGTTGTTGTTAACTTTTCTTGCATTTACTAGTAGAGTTTGTCCTGCTTTAAGTGAGTCTACATTCCCACTGTTCATTGTGTTCGCCATGTTTAATTGTTTTTTATAGCATTATTTTGATGATTTTAACAAGGTCTATCATCAACCTTTATATTAAAAAGCAGTTTGTCTTCTTGCTTAGGAATACGCTGTTGCAGTATTTACGACAAGTTGTAGGATACTACTGGTGTGCATACAGCCTTTCTAATCTTACCTTTAACTATTAATTTACAAAACTCTAACATTCTATATTTAGCTGATGTCTTTTGTATTTTAGATAGTTCCCAACTTATAACATTTGATAATCTGTTTAAATCTGTTGGATTCATGTCTTTGGTGTTAATCTTACGATTTCGAAGTTTAATTGTCATTATATAAATTTTAAGTGTTTAACATTAATTTAGTCATAATACTTGTTAAGCACTATATAATCCACCAGAATGCGTCGATTTATAAAATCATCAGGTTTCAACCTTTCCGTCTTACATCGTAGGATTATTTCTTTACATTATCATACTCAATTATTAAAGAGTCTATCTTATAACTATATTCATACCATAGTTTATCCATCTCTTTAGTAATTACAGCTCTTTCCATTTGCTGTTCTTGAGTTAATCTCATACTCCCACAGGAGCTCAGTAGTATAATTACTATAATTAGTATTAATATACTTGCTACTCCTACTGAATTTCCTTGAGTATTTGTCATTTTCTTGTATTTGTATGTTGTTGGACACTACCATTAGTAGATAAATGTTTACCTATCTTAGTTAATTTCTTCAACATATCAAATTTAGCTTCATCATCAGCAAATAAACTATCATTATCATCTAATACTTTTAAAATGTTATTAATAGTTTCCATCATCCATTTTGGATTTTGAAGTCTTATCTTTTCTTGAGCTTCTAACAATTCTGATGTACATCTATCTAATTGTTTTGTTAACTTAGTTATTTCTAAGTTCTTTGCGAGTATTTTACTACTCAGTTCAGTGTATTCTTCCATTTTTCTAATCTTTAATTAATAAAATATTTGTGTCCACTCATCATTTTCACGGGCTTGTGACCGTCATTGGCTGATTTAAACACAAGTAAGGGAATTATCAGTTCCAAAGTATAACCATCAGGTTTTAACACCTGTTAATCTCGATACCTACTACACATCTCCCGATGTATTCTTATAATTACTCGTCCACTTGGATGTTATAATTACATTGAATATCTCACTATAAGATATAGTATACTATCATCAGTCAAAGGCGTGACCTCATAGATAGTTTAGTATCATACTAACAATAGATTGTTTTAATTTCATATTGCTATGTATACTTTTAATATGTCTAACTGTTAAATTAGTGACACATGAACATTTGTTCACATGTATTCGTCTGGATGACTACATATTACTGTCTACTCTTGTTAGTACAAGTATTAACGACAGTTCTTACTCTAAAGAGACTTGCAAATCTCCGTTTGTTATAACAACAACAAGTTTACTACATGTTCTTAACTTTTAAATGTGGTTTAATAGAATCATTACGATAATCACAAAATAATGATGAACACTCCACTTTACCTTGTTGTTGTTTTTATTTATTACCATTCTCTTTCTGGTAATCTAGGTACATCAAATACTAAATGACCATTGTCACTCCAAGGACCACTATTGTAGTGACTAGTATCTTGTATTTGAGGTTTATTATAATCAGTTATATGATACTCAACATCATCTGTTGGATATGTATCATCATATCTCTCTTGTTTTACATACATATCAGTTGATATTATGTAATCTTCTTCGTCATATATCATGACTTTAACTCTTTTAGTTTTCTTTCGAGTTCTTGTATTTTACGTAGTTTATCTAATTCTAAACCTTCTATTATTCCTTTGTTTAAGATAGTATCTACTACCATCTCTAATGTTATTGTTTTTTCCATGTTTTAATGTTGTTTAATGTTTTGTGTGACATAAACATCAACTCTACCGTCTACTTTAGGATAAACCATAGTAATAGATCATTTCTCAATAGAGTTGATGTTTTAGTGTTATTGTTCTAAAGATTTGATAACCTTTCTTAAGTCTTTTAGTATTGAACGACTAGTTTGATCATCAAATGTTAAATGTTTATCTAACTCTGGATCTAACAATCTAAATAGTTTAGTCATCTTCATCTCTTTTTCATCAGTTAAATCAGTTGTTATTTTATTATAATAATCTGATTCATCTGTATTTATTGGATTAAGTTTAATTGGTTGTAATCTTTCACAATACTCCATCATATCATACATTCTTTCATGTGTTTCATATAATAGTGTAAGTAGTTCTAAATCTTTATTTATCTCTGTTTTCATTTGTTTTACCTAATTGGTATTTAAGTGAATCTCAGTTAATATTAATTATTACGGGCACACGAACTCAGAACCTATTTACCCATTACGGTGGAGATTTAGTTTTACCTGAGTTATTGTGTGTTATTCCCATCCCAACTATGTTAGGATTAGTGTTAGTGTTATACTTTATAAAGTGTGTCTTTATGTAGTATAGTAGTATCTTGTAGAATGATGTGTTTACAGGTTGGTTGATGTAAACACAAACACTCAAAGGGAGAGTAAAAAGGGATTATTCTTTAATCCCTTTTAAACATTTGTTATACAACTTAGTTCCTTCTTTCAACCATGTGGTTGAATCATTAACAACTTCGTTGTTTTCATCGAATGTCATCTTGATGACTTGGATGTAACCTGTTACTTTTACACATTCTCTAATAGTTTCCATATTTCTAATTTTTAATTAAACAATTTAGGGTCGGGTAGTCCGAACTCTAAAGTATAATGGGGGTGTTGTTTTGAGGAGGTTACCACGTTCGAAGATAGACCAAAAAAAATTTTTTCCATATGAAAATTTAACGTTCACTTAACATTGGTATGATTGGGGATACTTATATTTGCACTATGAAAACAGTTGATATGTCCCCTATAGTATATTTAATTTTAGCAATTATTGTATTTTTAGTTGGGTTATAATATTTTTTTAATATCTTTGCAGTCCAATATTATCATCCCCCGGTAACCAGACAA